TAATTATTCATTACTTTCAAGTGTAAACTTTTCTTCTATCATTTTTGAAGCTGCTTCATCATCTTTTGCATTATCGACTACTTCTTTTAGCTTTGGAATCAAATCTTCTTGATATCCTTTAATAGCCATTTTAATGCTATTAATTTTATCTTGTAGATGATTCACTTGAACCATTGCGCCAACTAAGAATTTAGCAGCATCATTTTTATTCATCTGATAGTCTTTTCCAAGATTATCAATGGTATCTGATAAGGCCTGATAATCATCTCGCATAATGGTTGCAGTTTCAAGTCCCTTATCATCACCTTTTTCACGGTCATATTCCATTACCATTTCGGCGGAAACAGCCATAGCTTGCGCCAATTCTTTAAATAATGTTACATATTTCTTATCCATTTTTTACTCCTTTTACCGCACGACCGGTAATTTTATATGTATTATCGCCTACCCAGAATGCTTCTTTTACAAAGCCACTTTTACTTAGTTTAATTGCCTTGACACCTTTTGTTGCGCGACCAGTACAACCAATTTCACTTAGAGGATAGCAATTGTAGTAGTTTTCATCGCTAATAATAACTACTTTATCATCATCATCACTACTAAGAATTGCCGCAATAAGTGAATCTCCATCTTCAAGTTTGATTACTGCTGCACCTTTCTTAGAACGCACAGAGTATTCTGCGATTGCACTCTTCTTAATATAACCGTTGCGAGTTATACAAGTCAAAGTCTTATAAGCATTAAATGATAATGTATCAATTAGTAGGCGCGGATGTTCTCCTCCAATTTCAAACACTTCATTTACTTTATAATCTTTGTTGAGTTTCAATTTGCTTAAAGATGCATTGTACATTTTACCTGTATCTGTGATACAAGTCAAAGAACCAAGATTCGTAGTATAGATAATTTCTTGCTTACTGATTTTTGCAGCTTTATCTTTTTCAATCATTTTTATAACTTTACCATTATATATAACTGCAACATCTTTTTCTTCTATCTCTTCTGGCTCTTCCTCATCTCCTAGCACATTAGTAATCTGCGTCCGCCTATTGTCACCAAAGCGATTGGCTACGCTCTCAAGAATCTCAATAAGTTTTTCATCTAGGGCGGTAGGCTCAGATAATAGGTGACGACAGTCAGCAATAAACATTCTTTTTTCTGCTAGCTCATCATTTAATTTTACGCCGTCAAGTTTGCAGAGGGAGGATAGCTTCATAGCAAGAATGGCATCAACCTGTTCTTTATTGAATCCATATTTTGCTATCAACGCTTTCGCGGCTTCACCAGGATTATCACTTCCTCTGATGATAGCAACGATATCATCAATGTTGGCGATAGCAAGTAATAGGCCCCCAATGATATTTTCGCGCGCAAGTGCTTTTTCTAATTCAAACTGAATGATATTACGCTTACATTCTCTGATATGAGCAATATATGCGTCACAGGCTTCGCGCCATCCGAATACTTTTGGAAATCTTCCTTGGTCAAGCATAATCATATTGATAGCGAAATGACTTTCTAATGAAGTGTCATGATAAAGTTTAGCAATCATTTTATTTGGATTTTCGCCTTTCTCCAAATAAATACGAATATCGGCATATGTTTTAGACCAGTCTGTTGCTTTTACAATACCATAATCTGGGTCTTCAGTTGTTAGTGTTTTCAGTTGGTCCATAATAGTATCCGTAAAGACGCCGTATGGTAATTCAGTTGCTTGAATCATATTCTTTGCCGGGTCATACTGAAGTTTTGCGCGTAAGCGGATGCTCTTTCCTCTACCATGCTTTAATGCTTCTTTTACTTCCGCTGCATTAGTAATGGTTCCGCCGCAAGCAAAGTCTGGAATACAATATATATCATCAAATCCAACATTAGGATTCTTTATTATCTTTATCAAAGCATTATTTACTTCTTTGAGGTTGAATTGCGGCACCGATGTCGCCATAGCAACAGCAATACCAGAACACCCATTAATAAGATTCCAAAATCCAATTGATGGAAATACAGATGGAATCTTTTCTGTATCATCATAGTTCATATACCATTGTTCTCCGATGGCATTTTTCTTTAAACCATCAAAGAAGTAGTCCGCCAATTCACCAGAACGCATTTCTACATAACGTGCGGCCGCATGACTATCTGGAGAAGAGGGTTTACCAAAGTTGCCCTGTACATCTTCCAATGGATAGCGATATGACCAAGGTCTTGCTGCGCGGATTAAAGTATCATACATCGCGGCATCACCATGTACATATGATTGATTCATTGCTGCCGCAACAGATTTTTGCGCTTTCTGGTACTTATCTTTATGAGTAATCTTGTTGGAATACTGAGCATAAAGACCTTGACGTAAACCAATTTTTAAACCGTCGCGTACGTCAGGGATAGAACGCTCTTGTGCGACTGATGCCCCATAAGTAAGAAAAGCATCTTCAATTGTTTTTTGAAAATCTACTTCTTTTAACATTCTCTTTCTCCTAATTTTCTGCCGCACCAAGGACAATAATTAATATGAAAACCGAACATATGCCTTAATGATGCTTTATGTAATTCATCATATTCTATTAGATTTAATTCAAGTAAATCTCCATATTTAATAGCGGTATAATATTCTGCTTTACCTATATTAAATACAGTGGAATTTTCTCCATTACATCTATTACACATAGCATTCACCTCTTATGTATTCAACTTACTAAAATCAACATTCTCAAAAAGAAAATCTTTTCTTTCGTCAACATCTTTACCCATCAGCATCTTCAACGATTCTTCCGCTAATTCCGCATCATGAATTGTAAGTACCTCAAGACGTCTATCTTTTGGATTCATCATTGAAGCTGCCATATCGGCATCTGTCATTTCACCAAGACCTTTATTACGACCCTGTTCCCAATCGGGATACTTTTTACGAAGTTCTGCTAATTCGGTATCATCATATGCGAATATGCGCTTATTTCCTTTAGTTAATCTATATAGAGGTGCGCGCAACCAGCAGAGTCTTCCTTCTTCAATAAACTTTGGCATTAGTACATAAAACATAGTTGCTAATAGACACATAATATTATATCCGTCAGCATCAGCATCTGTTGCGATAGCAACTTTACCAAAGTTCAATTTTTTACTATTATACTTCTCTTGAATACCGCATCCAAGCGCCAAGATAATGTCACTAATTTCTTGATTCTCTAAGCAATCTTCAAGTGGATGCTTTAATAGATTCTTTACTTTACCGCGTACTGCATAGAGTGCTTCAATGTTTACATCTCTCGCGCCCATAAGTCCACCCAAAGCAGACTTACCTTCACTAATAATAAGAATAGAATCTTGTCCATGCTTTTCGCAATCTTTAAATTTATCTGGCATGGTAATTTTCTGTTTCTTCTGCTCTGCTTCTTTCTTCTCCATATTAAGAACTGCTTCGCGTGCACGTGTAGCGGCCGCTTCTGCCTTCTCAATCTTTGTAAGCATATCTACTATTATATTAAACTCTGTAGGATATGAAGTGTTCATATCTTTGAGAGCATTAGTAAAAGCATTAGAAGCAAGAGTACGAAGTGAAGCATTATTTACTTTGCTCTTAGTCTGATTCGCAAATGATGGATTCTCAACTTTACAATTTATTACATAGAACAAATTCTGACGAATATATTCTCCATCAAAGGAAGAATCTGCTAAAGTATTGAATGTTTTTGTGATAGCAGTTTTCGCGCCAGTAATAGGACTTCCACCTTCAGGACACCTAAGTCCATTTACGAATACATATGGAGTTTCGCGGCGGACTCCCCACTGGAAAGCAATCTCCACACTATCAGTTCCATCTGTAGCAGAACCTGTAATGATATGCTTATGTAGTGGTTTCTTTACTTGAGTCGCTACGAAATCATTGATACCATTTTTTGCGCAATATGTATTCTTGGAAGTACCATTTGTTACAATAAATTCAATTCCAGGATAAAGATAGGATATATCCTCTATATCTTTACAAATACGCGCAAAGTCATATTTAATCGCACCATTACAGAATACTTTAGGATCAGGCACGAAATAAATATCTGTGCCATCCTTCAATATTTTCTCGGTAGATTCTTTATAGGACTCAAGATTCCCTTCCTTAAAGATTGCAGTGGCTTTCTTTTTATTTCTAACACTCGTTACCTCAAAGTATGAAGAAGAAAGACAAACGCAGGAACCGCCAATACCATTCAAACCAGATGAGTTCTTATAAGCGCCATGATCAAACTTGCCACCAGTATGTGATTTTGTATAGATGGAAACAAGAACATTCTCTCCATCTTCACGCTTGCCAAAAGGAACTCCGCGTCCATAATCGCGCACACGAATACCATTATCTGCAGGATAAAGACTAATTTCAATTCGTTTACCATAGCCAGCAAGCGCTTCATCTGTACTATTATTGATGATTTCTTTCAAGGCTTGATAAGCGCCTTCAATATCATCGCTTCCAAGATACATTTGTATACGGGTTCGGACGCCTTCACGGAAATCCAAACTTTGAATAGAGTCAATATCATACTTTTCTGGCATTTCATCACTTCCTTTTCTTTATTATAACATAAATTTTATTTTTGTCAAATTATTAGGTCAGTATTGCGATCATATTCAAAATCCAACCAATCAACATAATAATCATGCCTGTAATTTTCTTCCAATTAGAATCATCATTTATACCAATTACAAATAATTCTAGACCGAAAATTAAAATAATTGCAATAGTATTAACTGGTGTCATAATCACATCTCCTCACAAGCCTCTTCGAGGCATTCTCTTAATAAATAACATCTAATAGTAGCATCCATATGTTGTGCTGGATTTTTATAAATCCAAGGTGTTCCATCATTGGGAAAATCGCAGAATTCATTCGCGGCTTGAAAGTATAATGTAAGGTTAGACGCAACATATTCTTGACATTTTTCTTCAGGAGCATAATAATTGAAACCATTTCCGGTTATACTATCCTCTGCCCAAACTTCATCATAAAGAACATCAAGATTTTCATAATAATCTTTATCTTTATCATAACAATTTTCAACCCAATGATTATCAATGACATATTGTTTTATGTCTTGAATCATGGCTTTCTTATAGTCATATTTTTCCATATCACCACACTCCTGTATCTGTAATATCTTCGCTTTCGCCGCAAATCGGGCAGACAACTTTAAGATTAGTACCGATGCCTACATGTGTAGGAATAAGATATGGTGCTTTGCCACTTTGAATTTTGAGGTAAGCACGCTCATGCATATGTCTTTGTTCAAAATCATCATAGGCATCTTTTTCTTTTTGAGAAGAAAATTCACCATATGACATTGAAAGTCGTTCCTTTAAATGAGCAATTTCAGCTTCATACTCATGTCGTACAATAGTTTCAGCATTATCATGTAACTCTTTATTTCGTAATGCTAAATCATGATTACAATCTTTATACCATTTTATAGTATTAAACACTGCATGTGATAATTCTTTTTCATCAAATATCTCACATGAATGTCCATCATTACTAGCCCAAAACATTTTATTCCTCCAAATTAATATCAATTCCGCCCAATTTAAGATCAAAATCCGCAGCAAGAAGTTGAGCAAAAACATATTCAGCATTATCTACATATAGTGGTTTATTGCGGTCATAACGGCCATACATCAAATCATCCCAATCAAGAATGGGTAAGTCATATAGACCGTAGCCATCTGCTTTAGTTTGTAGAGCACGTTTATTAACGGCAAGTACCTGACCATTTGCATTTGAAGCGGATTGAAGTAGTTCTTTTGTCTTTCCAGTACCACGACTTCGCGCGATAACCTTCATTGTAAACACCTCTTTTTCTTTTATTATATCATAATTTTATTTAATTGTCAAATTACAAATTGAATTATCTGTGTGTGGAACAGCACGTAAATTTAATCCCATTTCTAATGAATAATTATTTATACAAGCTAACTTAGTATTGTTCCAACCTCCAGATATATAAGTTGGTTCACTTGTCATTTCTAATGTTTTTAGTTCTGGTACTGCTAACATACTAAGAAATACTTCTTCTCCTTTAGTATTTTTAATATTATTTGGCAATTTAAAAATGAAATTAGCGGCTTCACCAGAAGATAAGTCAATATCCGTCATATTAATATTTTTCGTACCGCAGAAAGCACATTTTGGCGCGAATATATCAAGAGCAGCACCACAGTTTTTACAGTTTGTTTTACTCATTTTAACTCCTTTGTTGGCGCTTGCGCCAACCATATTATTATTTTTTATTATTATCTTACTATTTATATTATTATATATTATTATTACTCCTGTAATTTTTACCGGAAGTTATGGTAATTTTTACAGTAGGTTATGGTAAAAATTACAGGAGCTCGCGGTAAAAATTACCGCAATAAAGCTGTAAAAATTACCGCATTCAACGCGGTAAAAATTACATTATTGAATGCGGTAAAAATTACAGTATTGCAGAAGGAGTAAAAATGTATACGTTTGTTTTACCTTCTTCTAATTTCAAGCATCCATTGTCTTCAAGTTCTTTTCGCGCTAATCGGATGCCTTTATCACTAATTCCAATCTCTTCAGTAATACGCTTTGGAGATAAATCAAATCGTTTATCGCCACCATTCCACGAATAAATATATTCCCATAACTTATATCCATTACCTGTGAGTTTCTTCATCGCTGCTTTCTTATATTTCCAGAAAACCCAAGGCGCATACATTTCGCCATTATTACCTTTACCATCATAAATTGTATTATCTGCTTGGAGTTTAATTGTTAACTGATTCGCATAGTTAGCCATTCATTCGTTCCTCCATTCTCATTAATAGAGCCATTGAAGGAATTTCGCGGCCGTTCAGTACTTTGTTAAGATGTGTGCGGCTTATCTTTACTTCTTCCGCGGCTTGACCTTGTGTCCAGCCCATCTTCTCCATATATAATTTGAACTTATCTATAATTTCTTGTATCAAATAGCACACACCTCCAAGATATAAAAATGCCTATATAAATAGGCATTAAATTACCAGTCATATTCAAGGAATAGTTTACGAGGATTTTCATCTTCCTCCCAACCTACATATTTATCACGCAATTCACAAAGTTTAGGTACACTATTATAAGTGCCAAAATAATCTTTATAAGTACAAGCAACCTTAATCATTTCTTCAAGATTTTCTTCGGTTAGTTCAATAAAATCACCGCTCTGATAATCTTTTGGGATAAATGAACAATTATCTACTAAATTCCAAAATTTACGAGCATAAAACTCTTCTTGTACTTGTTTTGAATCCCACCAACCTTCATGTTTAAATACTTCATGATTACGTGCGCTATAGATGTTAAGATCCATTCCCATAATTGTCATCCTCTCTATTATTAAATTCTTCCATGCTTTTTAACATTTCGAAAATCATATCTCCTTTAGAACCATATTCACAAGAATGGTCTCCTATAATTTGATATAGTCGTCTATATTCTAATGGAGATACTGTAATAATAATATTTTCTGTGTCTTTCGGTGTATAAATATTCATTTAATACACTCCTTTCTTTTTCAGAAGGTTAGGCGTGCAGTTTCAATCACGCGCATCCTAACTGGATGTCAACACCTTGTGTCAAGCTTGTCTGTCTTTGGTACTCCGGCTTCATGCGCCGGCGCAGAGGCTCATCGGGTTGGTCCCCGAAATGTTCCAGTTTATAGGCTCTATTCTCTTCTCGGCTTTTAATACTTGCCTACTAACCTTTCTTCTATTATATTATAATATAAATTTTATAAAAAGTCAAATAAGAGGAGTTGAAGTTTCAACTCCTCACAAATGACTCTACTGCTATTTCAAGTAAACCTTTAATAATATCAGCACGTACTTCTGGTACATTTTTATATATTATAGCTAAATATTTTAATGCTTCTGGCGTCTCAATATCTTTAAGTAATGTTAAATCTAATTCATCTGGAAGAGCATAATCATCAAGAATATTCATTTTCGCTCTCAATCCTCTCTCCATAATTATTCTTCCCAAGGCGTTTCAGTTAAATCAACATTTTTCATTTCGGTAGGCTTCTTATCTTTTAAAATAAGATTAAGTATGATACCAACAATCATAGCAAGAGCAGTAGTACCAATACTTACAACACCGAAGTTGCAGACTGCGCCAGAAACACCAAGTGTCAGAACAGCCGCGATAATAGTAACATTCTTATTATTATTCAAATCAATATTATTATCTTTAATAGTGCGGATACCAGATAGAGTAATATATCCATAGAGAACTGCTGCGCAGCCACCGAAGATGCAAGCAGGAATACTTACTAGGAAAGCCTGTAATGGTCCGAAGAAACCTGCGACAGCCATGATAACTGCGGCAAGAGTGATTACATACTTAGAGCAAATCTTACTAAAACCAGTTGTACCTACAGACTCACCATAAGAAGTGTTCATCAAGCCACAAGTAAATCCGCCAAATGTAGATGCTATACCATCACCAATTAGAGTCCAGCCAACACCAGGATCTTGTGTTAAATCCTTACCGATAACTGCGCTTAATGCCTTGTGATCACTGATATGCTCAGCAATAGTTACAAGAGATAGTGGCGCAAATAGAAGTACAATCTGTGCAATCTGTCCTAACGTGGTAGCTCCCATATTTAAATGCAAGAATGCAAAATCTGGCATCTGGAAAATATGTACATTATTAAATGCACTAAAATCAATAATTGGTATACCGCAAACTGTTAGAATTGCAGCAAAAGCATACACAATTAATATAGCAAACAAGAATGGTAAATTCTTGATAAATCCTTTCCCATAATGTGAAATAAGTGCAGTAATTAGTAGGGTTAGCATACCAAGCCCTACACCAAGTAGACTATATGCGCCATTAACCTGGAAATATGTAGGAATGAAGGTCGCAAGATTAAGACCAATAACTGCAACAATTGGGCCAATTACAACGGGCGGTAATAGCTTATTAATCCACTCTGTTCCTTTAATATTGATTAGTACGCCAATGATACAGTAGATAGCACCAACAATTAAACCGCCCCAAGCGACTGCAGAATAATTCGGCCCAGCAACACCGCCTCCAATAGCAAGTGCACCAATTATAGCTGCGACAAATGCGCCAGAAGAACTAATAAACATAGGACTCTGGCCGCGAGTAAATAACTGATAAATAAGTGTCCCGATACCAGCGCCAATCATGGCTGGAGCGATAGGTAGGCCGCAAATCTGCGGAATTAGGATTGTAGCAACAAAACAAGCAATAACCTGTTGAAAAGCGGCAACACATAGCCGCTTCCAAGGTAGTTTATCATTAATATTATATAGCATATTATTTTGTCTCCTTTATTTCTTCTATTTCATATTTAAGCTTATTAAGCTCAGTTGTGAAAGTACTAAATTGATTCCATGGACTATTAGCAGCAGTTACACAGTTACTACCACATGGGCAATTAGTATAGCATTTCTTTTCTTCATCCCAATAATCACTACCACCCACAATTGAATTCTGTGCTGTTACATAGGTAGTAGTATTTGGATTTGATTTTGCGGTTGTTGCGCTATCTGATCCACATATTGTACTGGGAGTTTTCCAAGTGGTAGTTTCTGGATGTACTTTAAATGTATCTGAATCACAATATATTTGTTTCCACCAGGGTTCTTTGTAATCCCATGGATTCCAAGTAGGATACCAATAATTATTTCCCGCACAATCACATTGTGATTTCCAAGGGGCATTAATACGTCCACAGCGAGGACATTCCCAGCCTCGTTCTGCCTATGGTTTAGAGCCAGTAGTATATGATGTACTTGTAGAAGTTCCAGTAGTAGAATCTCCAACCTAAGTTTTATCTGATGTTTGACTCTAGTCTTCAAAATGATTATATTTCATATTATTACCTCCAATCTGAGATATAAGTTTCAGTATACTTGAATTCATTCTCATGCTCCTTAATAAAAGCAATTGCATCATCAATATTTGTTACAAGGATACCACCTTGTTTTATTAGACCAGTAACATATAAATTTTGATAGCTGTATTGCTGCTCGCCTAGCGCCGCGGCACCGCCCTTATCTTTCGCTTCGCTATGTGTCAAAAACATTTGCCTATTATCAGTGCAAATACCGACAATATACTTATGATCACCGCGTTCAATCTTTTCGTGAAATTTTCCGATTTCAGCGCATGTACCAGCGGGTAAAACGTCATTGTCTATACAGGCTACTAAAATGTCTGTATTATTTAGACGTTCATTATCTGCTTTAGCTATCTCTTGTGAGCCAGCAAATTTCTTTTTACCTTCTGTTCCATTTATATTAGTATTTTCTATAGGTGAATATAAATCTACATTAGGGATTGCCTCTCTAATTTTTTTTGCCCACTCTGTATTTCTTAATACATCACCATAAAAGAATATACTTCCCGCAAGATAAATTTTCATTCTTTTATATCCTCCAAAATATTATTATATAAATTATATGACCAAATATATCCATAAGCGTATTTACGTTTATTATTACATACAGCAGAAATATTTTTATTTCCGCCCGGCTTATTTAAATAACGTTCGGCATCTACAAGTGATTTAAAACTATCAATATAATTACCAGATTTTAAATCATATCTATATACAGTTTTACCGCCATGTTTTCCCGCTTTTGGTTTAATTACTTCAATCTCTGAACTATGGCCCCATTGCCATAACATATCATAAGCTGTTTTATTACGTCCTTTTTGTTCAGCTGCAGAAACAATACTTTGACGCAAATATCCATTACGTTCTGCTTCATGTGTAGATGAATAAGTTTTAATTAGTTGACCTGTAATAAGATTATAACATGAAATTTCTTTATCATTTTGTGGATTATGAAAAGCTTCACCACATTTATTGATATTATAGCCTTTTGGAGCATATGAATTATATAAATCAGCATAGTAAGCTTCTTTTTCATTTAATTTTTCACGCTCACATAATTCAATAATTTCTAATATAAAATTTTCTTTACCATATTTTTGGATTGCCATATCAATAGCAGAATTGTGTGCTATACCATAACCAGCACAATGTTTTATCCATCGTTCTTCAATATCTACTGATTGTCCAACATAAACTTTTTGATTTATTTTATTTTTTATTATATAAATTCCGCAGGACATCTCCATCACCTCCCAATTATATTGTAAAATATGAGAAGGTAAAACTACTATTTTTTTATTTCTATAAAAATTATATCATGAATTTGAAAAAAAGTCAAATAAAAAAAGTGGGACGCATAAGCGTCCCAATTAATTTTTAAACAGGTGGCCTGATTTTATCACACAATGCAGCTACAGGCCCTCTTTCTGATTTAAGTAATTTAACAGTTCCAAATAATGGGTCGCCTGCAAGATGAGCAAGCATAGCTTTAATGCCATTATTTTTCTCAAACTTACGATGGTCAATTTGGGCAACATCGCCGCAGAAAATAATTTCACTATCTTTCTCTATACGGCTCATTAAGAATGTTACAAGTTTATCATTCATATTTTCACACTCATCACATAATACTATGGAATTACATATAGAACGCCCACGCATATGAGATAAAGGATAAATCTCAATAACTCCTTCATCTATAAGTTCATCAAGTTCTTCTTGACCGCCTAAGTGATCGGCTAATGGTGCGCCCCATATTGACATTTTATCTCTCATATCTCCTGGTAAGAAACCAATATCATTTGTATCGGCTACAACAATATTATTTCTTACGAATACAAGTTTAGCATAATCACCACGATGTACTTTTTCAAGTGCATATGATAAGGCAATTAGAGTTTTACCGCTACCCCACGCACTTGTTAGTAACTTAACTTTTATATCTTGATTCTGTAATAAATGGAAAGCCATTTTTTGTTCGAGATTGCGTGGTGTAATAGTTTCTTGTAGATATGGATTTTTAATATCTTTATACTTTAATGGGCTATATTGGTGACCATCCCAGAAAAGTACATCTTTGAGTGTAGTTCCTTCATATATTTCAGCAAATTCATTTATTTTACATCCTAAAGTATTTATTTTAGGGTCTGCATATAATAGAGTCATTTCCTTTTCATCTGGATAATATTTTCCCCATCCTGCCCATTCTTCTTGGTTACGGACTGCGAGATCTTCTCCCAGTGGATATACAGGGTCAAGGTGAGGTAATTG